GCTGAGCGTCAGGGCAGCGGCTATTATCGCTGCCTGTGGTCAACCACTGGCAGCGGCGACGATATGTCAAGCGGAACGTATTCCGTCATTGCGTTCACGATTGAAGGCTCAGCACCAACAACTGTTGGCAGTTTTGGTGCCGCCATCACGTCAACCATTAGCAATATCGCCGTCGTTTCTGTTACTGCGCAGGATGCCACTGGCGTCACGCTGAAATGCGAAGGATCTGGCGGCGGCGGTTCGCGTGATCCAAGCCATATAGTATTGATCGTAATGGGCGATACGCCATAACGCGCATGATGCTCAAGGAGAGCCAGGTGGATCGCGACGACCGTTTGTTCCAGTCAATGATGAATAATATGCACTCGGAAGACCCTATCACCACGCTGGTGGCGTTGATCGGAGAATTGCGCAATGAACAGAAAAGGATGGCTGATACAATGGATGCGCGCACAAAGCAGATCGATGAAATTGACAGAAAGATAGATGCGCATTCGAATGAGAGCAACGAGCGGCACATGCAGATTCTCAATGCGTTTCCGTCGTCAGATATAGACGGCCATCGTCACTATCACGAGGCGGTCATAAAACGCATTGAGCTCAGGAACGACATCGTTCGCGACTGCCTGAAACGCGCAGCTCAGGTCGGATTTATCGGCAGTTTGATATGGCTATGTAAAGCTGTGTTCTTTTACACAAAGGGGAGCCCGTGATGATAACCAGACTTGGCGGCAGACGATTTGTGATGACAATGGGCTGTGGAATTGCATGCACAGCGCTGGTTTATGCGGGCAAGATAAGTGACGCGACGTTTTCTTACATCATCATTGCCACAGTCGCAACATATATCGGTGGCGGAACAGTGGACAAGTTTTCCAGAAAGGATCAGTAGTGATGAAGATGTCGCCAAACGGATTGCTGATAACGCGGCATTATGAAGACTGCGAACTGACTGCCTATCTCTGTCCAGCAAAAGTCTGGACAATTGGTTGGGGGCATACGGGCAGTGATGTATATCCGGGCTTGACGATTACACAAAGCAGGGCAGACGAATTGCTGGTCGAAGAAGATCTTGCCGGTTGCGAGGCAGACGTCCGCAGACTGGTGAAGGTTTTTGTCACGCAATTCCAGTTTGACGCTCTGGTTGACTTCGATTTCAACAAAGGCGGTCCAGCTCTGGCTGGCAGCACGCTGCTGAAAAAGGTCAACGCTGGCGATATGAAGGGTGCCGCTGATGAATTCCTGAAATGGATCTACGGCGGCGACGGCAGCCACAACGGAATCGACGATGATCGTGACGGCAAGATCGACGAACCAGGTGAGAAGCAGCGGCTTCGCGGTCTGGTTCGCAGGGCGCACAGCCAGCGTGCTTTGTTTATGGGAGCATCGGGCAGGGACGCCATTCAGATAGGGCTGGCAGCTGCATGATCAATCTCACCGAGGTACAGGTCAAATGGATAGCAACGGCAATCACGGCAGCGGCCATCATCGGCGTCGGGTTCGCGACAGGCTTCGGGCTGCGCGGGGAAATTGCAAACGCTGCCGAGAGCAAGCTGCAGGCAGAACACAGCCAAGCAATGCAGGCTGTATCGGATGCGGCGGCACTGGCGGCACAACAGGCACTGGCGCGGCAGACAGAGTTGTCCAGCCAGATAGCGGCGATTGATGCCGCGCATACCGAGGAAATTGAACGTGCAAAAATTGAGAATGATCGTTTGCGTGGCGACGTACTGTCTGGCGCTCGTCGGCTGTCAGTCGTCGCAAAATGCCCGGATGGTGCCCGTGGAGTGCCCGCAAATTCCAGCGGCTCCGGCGTGGATCATGCAGACACGCGAGCCGAACTTGACCCAAAGGCTGCTGACAGAATTATCCGAATCGCCAACGACGGCGATACAGCAATAATGCAGCTGACGGCATGTCAGGCATTTATCAAAGCTGTTACACAAAAATAATCACATAAAAAAGCCCGCACAATGGCGGGCTTCGACCGGTTACGATTTCCGGCGCAGGTTTCGCGGTTTTTCCGGCCTGCCGATTTGATTGCGCCCCTCAGCACACAAAAGCCGTCGATTTCCACTGGTGAGTGTCGCACCAGTCGACGGCTTTGGTCTGCAGGCGGCCAGTGTAAAACACAAGCCGCGCAACACTCAACCGTCAGAAAGTAGTTGGCTGCGCAACAGCGCGAATTGCCCACATAAAGCCCTGCTGTAGATTGGTTTTACCCAATGCAACATTGCGCTTATCTGTGGTGCTGTCGGCCTCCAGTTTAGCGATGAATGCTCCACACTGTTCTGCAAGCGCTTTGCCATCATTCATCAAGTCGATTTCCGTTTGTGACAGATCACGATATCCTGTGATTTTCTTGTGCTGGTTTTCCATCGTACTTTCCTCACACCATCAGGGGCGGTGCATACCCATAATAAATCAAAAATCGAAGTCATCCACAGGCGCTGCGGGTGCCGCTTTAACTGCTGGCGCGGTTGCCACTGGTGCAGTCTTTTTCGGCTTGCTTGCCGGTTTCGCTACAGCTGCTGGTGCTGATTGTTCCCCGCTGGTTGACAGGCTGAAGTCGCCTTCCCCGACGCGGGTGACGAACAGCTGCAGGCCGGATTTCATGGCGGCATCTTTGAATGCGGCATAACGCTGTTCGTCCAGCAGCTCCAGCCCGTCGCAGCAGGTGACACCCAACTCACCGGCACGCAGCTTGGCTATTTCCACGGCGATCTCAACCTGTTGCGCCGTGTTGAGACGATCAAACTGTACGCCATCGCGGAATATCTCGCTATCACGGACTTCGATGCCGGGTATTGGCAAACTGGCGAGCAGATCGGCCTTGTAACTATCAATATCAGCCAGCGCCTGCGTCTGTGTTTCTGCCTGCGCTTCCAGTGTGACGGCTTCTGCTTCCATCTTGTCGATGGTGGCAATGGCCTGTTCACGCTTTGCGATGTTTTCGCGGTTGTTCCTGATAAGCTCCAGCGCATGGTTGATCGGCGTCATGTTGTCGATGTGCCGCTGGATGACATGCTCCCGTTTCGCCGCTGCCTTGGCTTCAGTTGCTGCCTGCTCTGTCATGATTGCGTCGATTTGCGCCTGCGCACTGGCTCTGATTTCGTCGATATGCTTATGGTTGGCTTCCTTGATGCTGACCAGCTTGTCGCGTATGCGCTCAAGCTCGGCATCCTTGGCTGCAGTGGCATCGGCAACCTGCTGGCGCAATTCATCATCGCTGCCGGTGACGCCTGCTGGTGCTTCCGGCATTGCCTGCTGTAGCTGGGTGATGGTTGCGCGCTTTTCTTTTGCCAGCCGGTTGGTGATGGTGCGTTCGTCAAAGACCGATTTCCGCACAGCTTCGATTGCAGCAAGACCGGCATCGCTCAGACCGGCATCAACACTGGTCCCGCTGATCTCTGACAGATAGCCGGTGTCGACCTGAATCGGCATCGCTTCCAGCATGATTTGCACGCGGTCCTTTTTTGCAGCTGTCAGGAATTCGACCGGATTGATCGACACCAGATCAGTGAGCCTCTTGATGGCTTCACCGGCGCGGCTGATCGCCTTGCCATCCTGCTTCACTTTTGTATCGCTGCCAGTTGCGGTGACGCGCTTGCTGATCTCGGTGCCGTCATCCAGCACCAGCACTACCTCGCCCTTGTCGGCACCCTTGCGCAACAGCGTGGCGTCATGACCGCCAGATAGAGCGGCTTTGATCGACTCCAGCACGGATGTTTTGCCGCTGCCGTTGCTGCCGGACAGCTCGGTGTATGCGCCCGGCGAAAACTCCAGTTCGTCGATGCCCAATATATTGCTTATTCTGATTTTGCTGATTTTCATATTTATTCACCGTCTTCGCTGGTGAGCACAGGCAGCTGGGCGTCAGCACTGATTTCCAGATAGCCGGTTACTTCCTCCAGCTCCGCGTACTGTGCCGCGTTATTTTTGGTGATAGTCAAATTACCTTCGTATTTTTTCATGATCGTAGTCTCTGTGATTAAAAATCGAAGTCGTCAGCTGGTGGCGGGTTCAGGTCTGAATCCGGTTCCTGCTGTTTAGTCTGGTGTGTATTACTAATTTCATGTGAATTAGTTTTTTCTGGCTCAGGCTCAACAACTGGCGGCGGTTCATCGGCTTTTTTCGCAATAGTCTTGTATTCATCGGGGCAGCCGTTCGGATCAATCGCTGTTTTTGCTGCTTTTGGAACCTTTTCCCATGCAGCTTTGAGCGCTTCCATACCTTTGGCAGCTTCAGATTTCAGTTCGGCTTTGTGCTGATCCACTGTTTTCTTATCCGCGCTCTGCTCAGTCGTTGGCTGCTGCTGCCTATTCTGCACAACCAGTTTCTTGATGACGTGCGTTTCTTTCTTGCCCTTGGTTGCTGCAAGTGATATCGCAATGTCTGACTGGATGTGCGACATGTGGCTGATACGGATGCCGCCTACCTTGACGCCGCCCCACTTCACTTCCGGATTATTGAACAGCGTCATGGATTTGCCGATCCACTCGCGGCCATCATCACCCCATGCAAATATCAGCACCTTGCGCATCGACTTGCAGGGCTTGTATGGCATGCCGTTGTCGTCTTGATAGTGGATCGTGACGGGCTGCTCAGCATTGCCTCTGCTGACACCAGTAACCATTATGGTTAGAGCGCCAGACAGCAGGCTATCCGCATTCAGCTGGTCGCTGCGTGGAATGATTGTGTCGCTGAGATTGGAAACATCATTCTGTGACATAAGAAATATCCTCGATTTCAAGTTGGTCGGTGGTTTCAATAATTCGTTGCGCGAATGCAGGCAGCTCCAGTTCAAGCATTGCGACGCCGTAGCCTGGCCAGTTGTTCGTGCTGACGCATTCTGCATAGATAGCAAGCAGCCTGCGGTACTCGTTGCGGCCATGTTCGATCTGCTCTGGCGTCGCCTTGTATGGCTTATTCGCGTATGGCGGCGAGTTTTCCTGAGCGAACCAGACGAATGGCGGCGCCTTGTCGGTCTTGTAGATCTGCATGAAGCCATCTGTGTACCAAGCCGCCTGAATCAGCATCTCCAGATTCCAGACTTGGCGAGGGAACTCGCTGGGGCTGGCATCCTTGGTGGTCTTCAGATCCATCAGATAGCCAAGCGGGAAACGTTCAACGCCGGGCGGCAGCATCAGGTCAGGCCGCATCTTGCAGCGGACGCCGGTTTCCCAGTCTGTCCAGAACAGTGATTTCTCAATCAGCCTTTGCGGATGCGACAACAGTATGCGCATCATCGGGTGATTGAATGCAGCCTGTTGCATTTTGCTGATTTGTAGCGCCTGCTCCGGTTTCAGTGGCTCTTTGCCACTGGCTTCGATCTCAGCAAACAGCGCTTTACCGTCCTTGCTGCGCTTGTCGATACCCTCTGGAATAACAGTATAGCGGGCGTCGAATTCCTCTGGTTCCAGCACCGCACAGTGGACAGCAGTTCCGAGCTTCATGGCATCGGTAGGCGCGTCCGGTTCGCGCTCTGGATCAAGATATCGCGCCCAGTAGTGAAGCGGAGATTTGTTGATCAGCTTCAGCCCACTGGCCCCAACAGCGCCGTGCTGGTGGTAATCCTCATTCGGCATATCTGTAATGATTTCGGTCATATTGCTGTCCTGTAAAGTATTTTCTGAGTAAACGCATTTACTATATTGCACATACTTGCAGCATATTGCAAGTGGTGTTATTGTAAACGGGAAATTTATTTACAGGGTGCATTATGAAACTAATCGAATACCAAGAAAGCCAGCGCATCGGGCCAGTTGAAGCCGCTCGCCAGCTGGGGGTGAATTACAGCACGTACTACAAATGGCGCATGGGATACGTCGTACCGCGCCGCGTGATGCAGCTAAAGATAATGGATTGGTCAGGCGGCAAGGTCACACCAAACGATTTCATCATCAACAAAAAAGAGGAACGAAAGCAATGAGCGATCAATACGAAGCAATACTGGATGCCGGCGACATCCTGGTTATGCAATGCCATAGCGCTGCCGTGGATGCAGGCTGGTGGAACGATTTGAAAACCGGCGAAAGCATGATTGGCAAGCGCAATGTTGGTGAGCTGCTGTGTCTGATACACAGCGAAATCAGCGAGGCGATGGAAGGGCATCGCAAAGGCCTGATGGATGACAAGCTCCCGCACCGCGCTATGCTGGAAGTAGAGCTGGCGGATGCTGTTATCAGAATCTGCGATCTGGCAGGCTCGCTTGAACTGGATCTTGGCGGGGCTATTGCCGAGAAGTTGGCATATAACTCATCCAGACAGGATCACAAACCAGAAAACCGCCGTGCAGACGGCGGCAAAAAATACTGAGGTGATAACATGATGCACAAACTGCTTCACTGGCTATCCGGCTTCCTGCCGTTTCGCGAAATAAGCGATGGCGATACCCCGTATCTTGAGCGTTACTATCTGTTCACTGTGCTTGGCTGGCGCTTCTACATGCACCAGTTTGTCGGCAGCGATCCGGATAGAGGGCTTCATGATCACCCGTGGGCAAAGGCATACAGCTTGATCCTGTCCGGCTGGTACTGGGAAGAAACACGCAGCGGCACTCGCAAGGTGCGCTGGTTCAATTCGCTGACTGGCGATACGTTTCATCGGGTTGTGTTGCCAAAGAAAATAGAGTTTCCATGGACTGGTTCACGCCACTTTAACTACGTACCAGCGCCATGCTGGACGCTGTTCATGCACAAAGCTGGCAACGCAAAGCCTTGGGGATTTTTGAGGCCAGAGCGGTTCCAGAACGGAATCCCGTGTCCGACAGGCAGGCAGATTTTTGAGCCATACACCTACCAGCGCGAAGGATCACAGAAAGACTGGTGGCTTAGTGCTAAAACACGTCGGCAGGTTAAGGGTAGGTGATTTGTGAATGCTATCGACTTATTTGCAGGGCTTGGCGGCTGGTCTACCGGGGCGCGTATGGCTGGTGTCAGATGACCGGCCAACTTCGACCATACCAGCGCAAAGTCGTTTCAGAGCTGTCCGCGCATTACAAAGCTGGCGTTCAAGGCGTCGCGCTTGTCATGCCAACCGGTTCTGGCAAAACGCGCACAGCGACATTCGTTGTTGATAAATACGCCAGCACTGGCAGGCAGGTTCTGTGGATTGTGCATCGCGAGGAATTGCTGATGCAGTCAGCCATGACGTTTGCAGAAAACGGCATTGAACACCGTATGATTTGCGCGACTTCCAGCGAGCGCGCAATCAAGGTGCAGCAATTCCGCGAGCTTGGCCGGTCGTTCGTCAACCAGCGATCACACGTCATCATTGCCAGCATCCAGACCATTGTGCGCAGGCTGGATAAACTGGACTGGTTGCAGCCGTCACAGATCGTCGCTGACGAATGTCACCTGTCACTGGCGGCCACATGGCGCAGGGTGCTGGGAAATTGGCCTGATGCGCGATTGCTGGGGCTGACGGCGACATTGAAGCGACTGGATGCGCAATCGTTCGACAGAAAAGATGGCGGACTGTATGACGCAGTGGTAATTGGTCCACCTGTCGCTGAGCTGATTGATAGCGGGGCGCTTGCCACCTACAAAGCCTATGCGCCACCGATAAATTTCGTTGCCACGAAGATCGGCAAGAAAGGTGGCGACTGGGACAGTAAAGACCTTGAAAAGGAACTGGATGCCCCTGTTATTTACGGTGATGTTGTCAGCCATTACACAAAACTTAGCCACGGCAAACCGGCAATCGCATTCTGCCCGACAGTTGCCAGCGCTGAACGGTTTGCGCAGGCGTTCAGGGATGCCGGTTATCGAGCGATTGCGCTGGATGGCACAACCGATGATGCTATCAGGCGCAAGGCGCTGCAACAGCTTGGCACTGGTGAGCTGGATGTTGTCACCAGCGTTTCGATTCTGGTCGAGGGAACCGATGTGCCATTTGCTACCACGGCGATCCTGCTGAGGCGCACGCAGTCATTGACGCTATACCTGCAAGCCGTCGGCAGGGTGTTGCGACCGCATCCAGACAAAGAGCATGCCATCATTCTGGATTTCGTTGGCGTGACAGCGATACATGGCTTTCCAGATGATCCGCGCGAATGGTCGCTGGATGGCGAGTCAAGGCGCAAAGGTCGCGCAGCCAGTGACAATGTGCCGGATGTCAATATCACCAGCTGTCCGGTGTGCTTTGCAATCCATCTGTCGGCACCGGAATGCCAGAACTGCGGACACCAGTACGCGGCTGTCAGTCGCCGCGAAATGAAGCAGGTCGACGGCGAGCTGGTCGAGATCACGGCAGCCGCTAAGGAACAGATGCGCCGTCAGGCCGAAGTCGAAAAGCAAAAAGCCCGCAAGCAGCGCATCAGTCAGGAACACCAGTGCCAGTCGCTGGAGGACCTGATCGAGCTGGGGAAATCTCGCGGATACAGTTTCCCAAAACAGTGGGCTGAGAAGCGCTGGCAGTTTATCGAGTCATCCAGAAAACAAAGGACTGGATGAATTAACAGTGCCGAAAAGTATTGACGCGGTGAACTAAAGCGATATACTGTGAACATCAGATCTGGATTGGCCGGACTGGTTAAAAAGGTGAATTTATGAACGCACACACAAACAGCTTTGGCGACTTCCAGACATCACTGAGAATCAATGGCCGCTGCTATCTTGGGGTTGGACATACGCCAGCCGAGTCGCGCCGCAATGCCTTCGATGCCATTGCTGATCGCAACCCCGATCTTGCCGGATTCTGCGCAGTCATGCGCACCAGCAACGTCAATGCCGAGCGCGCCAGTCACAAAAAACCGGCATCAGACATTGACAGCGCAGAACACCGGAGACACACAGCGGGGTTTGTAATCGCGATGGCGGATAGGGCTGCAACTTACAATCCAGATCGGACGCATCGCATACATCGGACGCCGGAACTGATGGACTGGCACTTTGTTGACTGCGGCACAGCAGACAACGGCATGGCAAGGCGTGCCGTAGGAGCGGCAGCAATACTGGCTGCGATCATTGCGCTGTGGTGGCTGCACAACGCACTGGTGCTTGCGTGATGGATATTTTAATGACGTGCGCGCTTTTAGCTGCGGTGATTTTTTCATTTGACGAAATGTTTGTTGGCTGGTCGCAGTTTCGGCAGCGGGACGGTGAGTGATGGCGACAGAACTGAAGCGATGCCCGCGCTGCCCGAGTAGTGCGCCAAAGAAGCCGATCACCGAGTTTTACAGCAACGGCTACTGCAAGGAATGCATGGCCGAATACAGCCGGATAAAAAACAAGGACAGGATATATAAACCGCGCAAGCCAAAGGTCGAGAAGGCGACGCCGACAGCAAGGCCAATTCGCAAGGGCAAGTCAATCACAATTACTGTTCCCGGTAAGCCGCCAGCAACCAGGTCGCTCAGAACGCCGTACTCCGATCTGATCAAGCCGCCAGTGATTACCGGCAGGCCTGAAACCGTCGATGAGTTTCTGGCACGCGGAGGCAGCATCAAGCATGTTCCAGTCG